TTCCTGGCTCTGTACGCCTCTGTGAAGATTGCTGCTTTCCTGATTGCCATAGAACAGAACGGCAACTGGAAGGAGGTCTTGGTCACGATGTGGGGCGCAGACGATCTTGCTGTCTTCAACATGATCATCTCCTTCTGGTTTGTCGGACGGGTGTATGAGCGGTCCAGCAAGTGAGGCGGTAGACATCGCTGCTGCTCTGTGCCGCCCTTTTGAAGGGCTACGGCTGAAGCCGTACATCTGCCCGGCGGGCTACCCCACGATTGGCTATGGAACCGTTTTCAAGCCTGACGGCACCAAAGTGACGATGGAGCACCCCGAGATCACCAAGGAGATCGCGGATGAGTGGTTGCTGTCTGAGCTACAAACGAACTATCTGGCGGGGGTTTTGAAGGCTTCGCCGGGGTTGCTTGCGTTTCCAAAGGCCCTTGGGGCTATGACCGACTTTGCTTACAATCTTGGCGTGGCCCGGTATCGCGGCAGCACCCTGCGGCGCAAGATTGACGAGCAGGACTGGGACGGTGCCAAGGAACAGTTATCCCTGTGGGTGCGCGGCGGTGGCAAAGTATTGCCCGGTCTGGTGAAACGCAGAGCCGCAGAGATTGCTTTGCTGGGGTAAATATGCCACTCAAGAAGATACAACTCAAGCCCGGCGTCAATAAAGAGAACACTAGGTATACCACTGAGGGCGGGTGGTTTGACTGTGACAAAGTACGCTTTCGTTACGGCACACCAGAGAAAATTGGCGGCTGGAATCAAGTATCTAACGTAAGTACGTTTGAAGGCACGGCACGTTCGCTGTGGCCTTGGGCATCTCTGCTGGGCATGGGTACGAACGAGAAGTTCTACATTATGTACGGCTCCAGTTACTTTGACATCACGCCTATCCGTGACACGGTAACGCTCACGAACCCCTTCACCACTTCTAGCGGCTTGCCCACGGTCACGGTTACTGATGTAGCCCACGGATGCGAAACCGATGATTGGGTGACTTACTCCGGCGCTTCTGCCGTCGGGGGCCTGACGCTCAACGGCGAGTATCAGGTTACCGTAATTGATGTTGATAGCTACACCATCACTGCCGCAAGCAACGCTTCTTCCAATGCCACGGGCGGTGGCACGGTCACGGCGGCGTACCAAGTCAACACAGGTCCTGCTATTCAAACCCCTCTGTCTGGGTGGGGCGCGGGGCCTTGGGGTGCTGGAGCGTGGGGTATCGGCAGCACGTCGCTTGAGTCTCTGCGCGTGTGGAACCAGCAGAATTTTGGCGAAGACCTGATCTTTGGCCCCAAGGACGGGCCGCTGTACTACTGGGACAATTCTTCCGGTCTTTCCACCCGTGGTGTAAACCTGACCTCACTTACCGGCGCGTCGGACGTCCCGACGGTGCAGCGGCTGATGCTCGTGTCTGATGCTTCGCGTTTCGTGCTGGCGTTTGGGTGCAACGACTACGGCACCGCAGATCAAAATTTAATGCTGATTCGCTGGTCGGATCAGGAAAGCGCAGTCAGTTGGACGCCTGCCGCGACAAACCAAGCAGGCAGTTTGACGCTTTCACACGGTTCAGAAATCGTAGGCGTTGCCCAGGTTCGCCAAGAAATCTTGGTCTGGACAGACATCGCGCTGTACTCGTTGCAGTACCTTGGCCCGCCTATCGTGTGGGGCTCACAAATTTTGGCCGACAACGTGTCGCTCATCAGCGACCGGGCCATGATCACTGCAGGCGGTGTGACCTACTGGATGGGCGAAGAGAAATTTTACGTCTACGACGGTCGTGTGCAGACGCTGCCCTGCGATCTGCGGCAGTATGTGTTCAGTGACTTCAACCTCAACCAAGCCGAGCAGGTCTTTTGTTCAACGGTAGAGCGCTTCAACGAGGTCTGGTGGTTCTACTGCTCGGCAGACAACAACACCGCTTCTCCTGACAAATACGTGGTGTACAACTACTTGGAAAAGATCTGGTACTACGGCACGATGGACCGCACCACTTGGATTGATGCCAGCATCATCAGCGACTTCCCCATCGCAGCCTACGGTAACCAACTCCTGTACCAAGAGTCCGGTGTGGATGACAACTCCACAGGTATTGCAGCGGCCATTGAGTCCTACATCACCTCGTCAGAATTTGACATTGACGACGGGCACAATTTTGCGTTTGTGTGGCGGGTGCTGCCTGACATCACGTTCCGGGGATCTACGGCGAACAATCCCAGCGCAACGCTGACGCTTCTGCCCTTGCAGAACTCTGGCTCGGGGTACAACAACCCTGCATCCTTGGGTGGGTCAGACAACGGCGCAATCGTGCGCTCGGCAACAGTCCCGGTGGAGGAGTTCACGGGCCAAGTCAACATCCGCGTGCGCGGGCGGCAGATGTCCATCAAAATTGCGTCTACAGACCTGGGCGTGACATGGCAGTTAGGTTCGCCCAGAATTGATCTCAAGCCTGATGGCCGCAAGAGTTAATCATGGCGCTGATCTACAACGTCATCAAGCGGTTTGTAGCCCCGGCTCTTCCACAGGCATCGCAAGAGTACGACCAGAAGTACTTTGACAAATTTAACAGCGTCCTGCGCCTGTACTTCAACCAAATTGACCAACTTCTGGGGCAACTTGTGAGCACATCTGCAACCGTTCCAGTCTCCATCGGCGGGACCAACGTCGATGCCTTTGGTCGGCTAAGAACCAGCGCTCCTTACACGATTTTTGACTCTCAGAACCGCTACGCTATTGACAATCAGTTTGACACCAGCACAGCCACTGGGGGGTCAACCACGTACCTGCCCAACGAATCATCGGTACGGATGGATGTCACCACCTCCAGTGGTTCTGAAGTTGTAAGGCAGTCTTACAGGTGCATGCCGTACCAGCCGGGTAAGGGTTTGTTGTGTTTGGCTACGTTCGTCATGAACACCGCCAAGACGGGGCTACGCCAGCGGGTGGGGTACTTTGGAACCCAGAACGGCGTGTTCCTCCAACAGAACGACAGTACTGTTTCATTCGTCCTGCGGTCTTACATCTCAGGCTCAGTGAGCGATGCGCGGATCGTGACGCAAAACAACTGGAACGGCGACAAACTTGACGGGACGGGGGACTCCGGGTTTACCCTTGACCTGACCAAAGCACAAATTTTGTGGATGGACTTTGAGTGGTTGGGTGTTGGATCTGTTCGGTGCGGGTTCATCATTGACGGTCAGTACATTGTCTGCCACACGTTTGAGAACGCAAACGACATCACTTCTGTTTACATGACCACGGCAATTTTGCCGGTCAGGTATGAGATTACCAACACCGCAGCGACGGCCAGCGCTTCGTCCATGAAGCAAATTTGCTCCTCGGTGGTTTCAGAAGGTGGCTACGAGCAGACATCCATCGAGCACGTGGCCCGCAGGACAACGACCAGAACTTCAATCAGCACAACCTTTCTTCCTCTGGTGTCCATCCGGCTGGCTTCCACGGCGCTGAACGCAGTGGTGTTGCCCGTAAAATTTAACGTGATGCCGACCTCGACGGGGGATGACTTTGAGGTTATCCTGGCAAAGAACAGCACAGGGCTGACTGGGGCCTCTTGGGCTGCAGTTGCAAGTGATGCCAACGTGGAGATGGACACTTCTGCCACGGCCATGACGGTAGGCACCATCGTAGATATCCAGTACGTGAAGTCCACTAACCAGTCCAGCGGGACGATCAACCAGACTGCTGGGTACAACTGGGATCTTCAGTTGGGCTCCTCCTTGACTGGGACGAGTGATATCTATACGCTGGGCATCCGGGTGCTGTCGGGCTCTTCCGGTGCGGCCATCGGGTCTTTGACCTTCTACGATTTGACGCAGTGATAGGTTAAAGCCATGCGTGATCTTTTTTCAATGATCCCAGAAGACTGGGGCGACCCAGACAAATTTGGGGAAGCAGAAAAATTAAAATGGTACAACGAAAACAAAGTCACGCCGGATGAGTTGCTTGCTACAGGTGTTGTTAGCCAAGACACAATCGACACCATGCTTGGGCGTGGGTATGTAGGAACCTATGATGCACCCCCTGCTGCACCAATTCCAACTGCTGCACCAGCCCAACAAACTACTTTCCAGCCGTTTGTACAAGAAGATTCTTACGACCCATACGCCTACCAAGATAATTACAGTTATCAAGATCTGATAGCGGACACAACTTCCACACTGGCCCCCACGCCAGCACCTACCCCTGCGCCTACCGTCGCTCCTGCAGCATTTAACCCACTTACTTTTGACTGGGCAAATTATGCGAGAAGTCAAGAGAATATTGGCCCACCTTCCAAAACCGTTGACGGCATAGCTTACACCCCCGTGTTTTACGAACAAGGGTCTGGTGAAAACTACTACAAAGATTACGGACAGTTACTTGGAATTTTCAAAGGACCTGTAGACTCTAAACCGGGTGATATTCTTGAAAACATTGACCCTGTAACTGGTCAGATTAACCAATGGCAAAGTGAGAAAAATCGCGGGTTCTTCGGTGATATGTTTCACAGCTTTGGCAGCGTTGCAAAAGATCTTGCTCCCCTCGCCCTTACGGCTGTTAGCTTAAATCCAGCGCTTGCCACAGCGCTTGGCACAGCAATTGCAGGTTCTTCTGGGGCAGCTGGATTAACTGCTACTCAAATTGGCTCCATCGCTGCGAATGTTGGCGGTACAGCGTTACAAGGCGGAGATCTTGGCGACGTATTGAAGTCCGCAGCGAGTGCGTATTTGCCTGGGGCAGTAAGTAGCGCACTGCCTACAACGGGAGTTACAGCACTAGATAAAGCATTGGGATCTGCTGTATCGTCAGGTGTTCAAACGGCCCTTGTAGGAGGTGATGCTGGACAAGCATTGATGAGTTCTTTACTAAGTTCGGCTACAGGAGCCGCGAGTAATACTTTAGCTGAGACTCTGGGGGTAGACCCAAAACTGTTAAACGCGGGTGCCATGTTAGTTCAATCTGGCGGCGACCCGTACAGTATATTTAAGGCAGTTGTTGGGAGCGCAACAGGCAAAAATGTTGTTGATGCCAAAACAAATACTGGTGGTGATTCAACAATAGTATTTGATGACGGTTCAGAAATTGAGACTATTATTGGATCGGGCGGCAAAGCAACTACTATAGTTACAGATTCCGAAGGCAATCAGTATAGGCCAGGATCGAATCCCGCACTACCAAAAAATATTGAAGATACACTTCGCAACATGAATACGGGGGTGTCGCAAGATGGTGTTGACCAAGTTACTCAAGAACTATTAAGCGTACTAGGCGGGGACACCGCAACCGTAACGGATACAAAGGCGGCAGATACAGCAGACAATACAAAACTTGGAGATACAACAAAAACTGATTTGACAACAACCGATGCTTCAGGAACAGATGCTGGGCAAACTTTTACAGTAGTAGGCAATTTGCCGTTTAAGGACTACAACGATGAGCTTATGAGGTTGGAGGGGTTGTACCCTGCCCCGACACCAGCGCCAACTGCTGCGCCTACGCCTGCGCCTGCGTCTCAGGTTGTGGAAGTAACAGGGTCTAAAGAACCTACGCCTATTCCGACACTGCCACCTACTGCTGCGCCTACTCCTGCCCCGACACAACGAGTTGAGATAGTAGGAACTACGTTGGCTCCTACGCCGATCCCGACGTTGCCTCCGACACCAAAACCCACGCCAGCACCGACACCAGCACCGACACCAGCACCGACACAACGAGTTGAAATAACGGCGACCAAAGAACCTACGCCTATCCCGACGCTGCCTCCAACACCGAAGCCAACCCCTGCCCCGACTCCTGCTCCAACGCCTGCCCCGACAACCCAGGTCATAGAAGTTGTAGGAACTACGCTGGCTCCTACGCCGATCCCAACTTTGCCGCCCACGCCAAGGCCAACCGTAGCGCCGACTCCAGTACCCACACCGGCACCAACCCCCGCTCCTACGCCCGCTCCGACCCCCGCCCCTACGCCCGCACCAACACCGAGGCCCACACCAAGGCCTACACCGAGGCCCACGCCGAAGCCCACACAGAATCCGGCTCTGCTCGCTCTGCTTTCGGCAATAATGACGCCGCAGCAGAAAGTGACGGACCCGGTTAACAGGGCGCAGATTGATGCGAAATCGCCATTTGGCACTGTGTATGACACAGGCGCTCCCCTGCCAGAAGCGCAACAAGCAGATTTGTTTCAAGCAATGGCTCGTGCTCAGGAACAAGACATGACAATCGAAGAGCTAATGCAACTGATTGAAAGAGGTTGAATATGGATGACGATCTGGGCTGGCTTTCGCTCGGCGGTGGAGACTTGATAGACAATCCGGCTGACAATTACGTCCCTGATGAGCCATCTGGGTATGTCCCAGATGCAGACTACAGTAATGAGGGTCGCAATTATCCTACACCGGGATCTACGCAGGGTCCGGGCGGGAGTCCGGTAAATGCTACAACCTCAACAGGTTGGGACCGCCTCCTCAACAACCTCAGGAACCTCGGCGGCAGGGCAGGGGACTTTGCCACCAGCAACCAAGGCATCATGGCGCTGCTTGCTGGGCTTGCTGCGTACTCTGACCGTGCGAGGCCTTCCGGTGGTGGCGTAGCTCAAGCCTACTCTGGCCCCAAACCCATCACCCGCACGATGACTCAGGGAGCCTACGGCCCCATCGCTCGGTACGCAGCCGAAGGCGGCTTGATGCAGGCTTACGCCCAAGGCGGCAAGGTGCAGATGGAAGACGGCGGCTTCGTGATGACGAAGAAAGCCGTTGACGGCGCTGGTGGGCCAAGGGGTATACAGCAACTGGTCCCAGGTGCGACAATGATCCGAGGTCCCGGCACGGGCACAAGCGATGACATCCCCGCAGTGATCAACGGACGAAACGGGCAAACCCCCGCACGACTCTCCAACGGAGAAGCCTACGTGCCCAAGCCTTTTGTTGACCGCCTTGGTGGCGCACGGCAGATGTACGCACTGATGAACAATCTCCAAAGGAGAGCGTAATGACGTTTGATCCTATGAAGCAGATTGGTGTTGACAGCAGCGGTAATGCTACTTATCAGATTGGGGTTGACGGAAGTGGCAACCCTATATACGGCACACAAAAAGATATGATGGCAGATATGCCTATGGTATATGACGACACCGCAGTCGGCACTACAGGCGGCACTACAGGAGGCGCTAACACCACCACGCTTGACCCTTCTCAGTCCACGCTGTCTCCAAACTTCTCCTCGTACATCTATGACATGCTGGGGAGGGGGCAGGGGCTTGCAAATCTGCCGTACCAAGAGTACACCGGACAGCGCTTTGCTGGTCCGTCTGCTTTGCAACGGCAAGCCTTTCAAGGGCTGAGCAATCTGCAGACCCCGGGGCAGTTCCAGACCGCTACAAACTTTCTGACGCAGGCAGGCCAAGCGGCGGGCAATCTTTCCTATACCCCCGGCACGTTTGGGAATCAGTTCTCTGCACCTAACGCATTCCAACCGGGGCAGTTTCAGTCTGGGTATCAGGCACCTACGCCGTACCAAACGGGTCGGTTCAACGCCGGGTTCCAAGCACCCACCACCTCTCCTGCTACGCAGTTTCAGTCAGGATTCCAAGCGCCTTCTGCATACCAAGCAACAGATTTGACAGCAGGGATTGGGCCGGGTTCGTACCAAGCTGGTCAATTCAACGCAGGGTTCAACTACACCCCGCAGGGCATCACCACAGGTCTAGGTCCGGTGGGCTCGGTACAGAGCTACATGAGCCCGTATCAACAGGGCGTTACTGATATTGAAAAGCGCGAAGCGGCGCGGCAGTCTGCTATTGCCGCTCAAGGTGAGCGCGCCAAATTTGCTCAGGCAGGTGCTTTTGGTGGTGCGCGGCAGGCCATTGTTGAAGCGGAGCGTGGTCGTAATCTTGCACAACAGATGGGGGATATCGAGTCTCGTGGTCTGCAAGGTGCTTATGACCGTGCGCTTGCACAGCGTGCACAAGAAGCCCAGCTTGGCATGACCGCCCAGCAAGCTACAGAAGCAGGCCGACAGTTCGGTGCTGAGCGTGGCGCACAGTTTGGTTTGGAGGCACAGAAGGCTGGTGAAGCATCGCGTCAATTTGGTGCGCAGTACGGCATGCAAGGTCTGGGCCAGTTGTTGGAGGCACGCAAAGCCACCGAGCAAGCGCGTCAGTTTGGCGCGGGGCAGCAGATGACTGGCGCACAGTTGCAAGCGCAGTATGGACTTTCGGCACAGCAGGCTCAAGAGGCTGCACGCCAGTTTAACGCAGGTCAGCAGATGACTGCTGCGCAATTGCAGTCGCAGTTTGGCATGGACGCCCAGAAGGCTGATGAACTGTCTCGTCAGTTTGCAGCTCAACAGCAAGCACGCAGCGCAGAATTTGCGTCTCAACAAGGCATGACCGCGCAGCAGCAGGCAGAAGCGTCTCGACAATTTGGTGCCCAGCAAGGCATGCAGGCTGCTCAACTTCAGGCTCAGTACGGACTCTCAGCGCAGCAAGCCCAAGAAGCCGCTCGTCAATTTGGGGCGCAATACGGCCTGCAAGGTCTGCAGCAGCAGATCGCAGCGGCACAAGGGTTGGGTGGGTTGGGTACGCAGCAGTTCGGGTCGCAGCTTCAGGGGTTGCAGGCGCTCTTGAGCGCTGGTGCCACACAGCAGCAGTTTGCTCAGCAACCGCTTGACTTCGGCTACCAACAGTTCCAAGAATCCATGAAGTACCCGTACCAGCAAGCCACGTTCATGCAGAGTCTGTTGCAAGGTCTTCCTCTTCAGGCACGACCGTATGACTCGGGCCAATCTGGTCTTGCTTCTGCACTGCAGGGCGGACTTTCTGGCCTGGCTCTGTATAACGCGTTGAACCCGACACCTAGATAAGGCACTGGATCATGCAACAAGGAATCCAATCTCTGATGCCCCAAGGCCCTCAGCAGGGGCCAATGCCGGGGCAAGCGCCACAGGGTCCGATGCCAGGGATGATGCCGAAGCAGGGTGCTCCGACGCCCCAAGCGATGGTTGGCCCGCTGTCTCAAATGCACCTGCAGCAGTTGACGCAGATGATGCTCAACCCGCGCCCGGAAGGCCCTCCGTTGTATGCGGTGCTGTCGGCAATCACTGAGAAGCAGAAGCAAGCCCAGGCGCAGGCGTCAATGCAGCGCCAAATGGCTATGGCGCAGGGGCAGCAAGCAGCACAGCAGCCTCCTGTAGCGCAGGAAGTCTTGGCGCAAGCGCAGCAGATGCAGGCCGAAGAGCCCGTCATGGCAGCGTATGGCGGCGAGATGCACGGCTACGCAGGTGGCGGTGCGGTGGTATTTGATCGTGGCGGGAACCCCGAGATAGAACAAATTCTGAAGAAGAGTCCGATGATGCGGACGCCCGAGGAGAATGAAAAACTCCGCGCCGCCGGTATAGGTTTGGAAAGACGTCAATCCGCCCCAGAAGGCAGCGGAGTAGACAGAGTAAATCGGTACCTCAAAGGTATTTTTGGAGATCCTACACCTGTTTCATACTCTAGTGGTATTGACGAAGTACTTGCGGCTGAAAAAGCACGTACCCCTACAGCGATGACTGCACAACAAATGGAAGCGGCAATGCAGTCTGCCCCCGCTGCAGCACCACGCCCTCCAGGCGTAACACGTCCGGGTACTGGGATTGCGCAGGGCCAAAATCGCCCACAAAACCGCCCCCCAGCAGCACCTGCTGCAGCGCTTGGGCAAGGGCTTGGTAGCTTCGTGGAACAGACTGGCACCCCTGCCCCTGACAAGTGGGCTGAAATTGAAGCCGGTGGTATTGCGGGTGTTAAAGCCCTACAAGACATATTGCGCAAGCAGGGTGAATCCGACCCTGAACTGATGAAGCTACGCGAAGCTGCTTACAAGTCTTCTCAAGATATTGCCGCACGTCGTGAGCGTGATCGGCAGGCGATGCTGGAGTCTGGGCAGAAACAGTACGATGATATAACTGACCTGCTCATTGGTGCAGCGGGTGGGGCAAGAGGCAAGACGTTCGGTGATGTGTTGTCTGGTGCAGTTGGCGGCGCTGGTACTGCTCGTACTGCAAAGCGTGCGGAGTTCCAAAAAGTTAAAGAAGCTGCTCGTCAGGAACAGAATGCTATTGACAATCTCAACCAAGCGCTGGCTGATAAGCGCGTGGCGGACCGTAGCGGTGATGTGGACAAGAGGAGAGAAGCGGACCGTAAGGTTGCTGAAGCTGAACTGAAGGTCACTGATCTGCGTTCTGGTATTCAGGAAAAACGAGCCACTGAAGCCGATCGCGTTGAACAGCGTAGGCTCACCGCTCGTGGTCAAGACCTGCAACGGCAGACGACACTTGAAGCCGCACGTATCGGAGCCGCAGCGCGTGAAAGTGCATCGGATATTGCTGAGAAACGATTTGCGCTGCAACAACTTAGGGCTGATCCTGAGTACACTGCTGCAATGAACAAGATCAAGGAGCTTTCAAAAGCTGCTGGAATGAGTAATGCTCCAACGGTCCAAGCTGCGTTTAGAGCCGCCCAACAAGAGGCGTTAGCAGTTGCAAAACGGTATGGTTTGACTCCTAAAGATATTGGAGCCACAGGGGCGGATGCTGGCGCAGCACCGGCTGGAAATGATCCGCTTGGTATCAGGAAGTAAATATGAACATAGCGCAGATCCGCGGTAAGTATCCGCAATACAAGGATTTGAGCGATAAGCAGCTTGCGGATGCTCTGCACGCTAAGTTCTACTCTGATCTGCCGGTTCAGGATTACTACAAACGCATCGGGTTTGCACCTGAAACAACCGTTCTCGGGCAAGTCAAAGAAGGCTTCAAAGGACTCATCCCCGGTGCTGTAGGGCTGGTTGAATCAGCGGCTGTGGGTGCCTCTGCGCTTCTGCCTGAGGATTACGAGAAGACGGCGCGGGAGAAGATCTCCAGCATCGCTGGCGCGATCAAGGCACCGTTCGCTGCAGCTCCAGGGTACGAAGACTCCATCATTCGCAAAGGTAGCGAAGCTCTCGGCTCAACAGTACCGTTCTTGGCTGCGGGTCCGCTTGGTCTTGCGGGTCGTTTGGGTGCGGTTGGCTTGGGTGTTGGCGCTGGTGCTGGTGAAGCACGTGGGCGGGCTGAGAAGGAAGGTGCCACTGCAGAGCAGCGCAGCACCGCGACGGCGCTCGGGGTCATCCCCGGGGCGATGGAAGTCTTCGCACCCTTCCGCATCCTGTCTCGTATCCCCGACGCTGCTACGGCTCAGGGCGTGCAGTTGGTCAAGCGTGCGGCGCTTGCAGGTGGTGAGGAAGCTGCTCAGGAAGCTGCATCCGGTTTCGCGCAGAACCTGATTGCCAAGGGCGTCTACAAACCTGAGCAGGAACTCATCGAGGGGCTGGGCGAACAGGCAGCCTACGGCGGTGCTACTGGTGCCATCGTGCAGGGCTTGATGGACTTGGCCTTGGGTCGTCGCGCACGTGCTGCGCAGCCTGCTCCGGGAACCCTGCCCGGGGAAACGCCCATCGAGCGTGCTGAGCGCCTGAAGGCAGAAGCTGAAGCGGCCAAGGCCGCTGCGCAACCCGCTGCACCTCCGGTGCCCACCACCGCCCCCGCGCCCGGTGAAACCGCAGCGCCTGAAGGGCAAGCCCCCGCGCCTGAAGGACAAGCCCCTGCGCCCGTCGAGGAGCCCAAGGTTAGAAAGCCCGGTGAACCACCCGCGACTGGCTTGCAGCCCGCTGACATTGAAGCCCTCGGCATCAGCAAGAAGCAGCCGATCTACCGGCGCATGCTGGGGAAAGACCTTGAGGACCCCGAGCAGCGTGCAGAGGTGCTGGCTGACATCGAGAACTACCTTGTGCGGGGTAACGGCACTGAAGAGTCCCGTACCAAGCTGACGGAGTTCAAGGCCAAGTTTGCTCCGCCCCCCGCTGCTGAAGCGGCACCTACACCACCACCACCCGCCGAAGCGGCACCAGTACAACCGGAGACCCCAAGTGTTGCAGAACCTCAGCCAGAAGCAGGTGGAGCAGGCGTTCCAGTGGCTGGCGGACCCGCTGCCGTCACCCCCACCGAAGGAGTTCAACCTGAACCAGATGGAGTGGTTCCTCCTGTCGCGGATGTTGCAGGGGCTGTTGGAGGAGAAGGAGCAGAGCCGACTGCAGTAACACCGCCCACACCCCCCACGCCCCCCGCCCCGGCCCCCACGCCCGCTCAGCCCCCTGCCCCCACGCCCGCTCAGGTTGAGCGCGAACTCGCTACGTTGGTTGAGTCCGGTCGGATCACTGAGGAACAGGCTGCCGATTACCGTGCTGAACTGCTGGGCGAAGCTGAAGAAGCCCCCACGACGGCGATGGGGCAAGCGTTCCAAAAGCAGATCGATGACATCAAGGCGCAGATGAACGCGCTGCGTCAGAAGGACGGGAAGAAGCCCGCACTCAAGTCCAAGAATCGTGTGAAGTTTGACGAGTTGGAAGCACAACTCCAAACGCTTGTACCCCAAGCTACAGGTAACCTTGCTGAACGTATTGAACTCCTTGAACTGAGTAGCGTTATCGGCAAGCGTGGGGATCTTCCGGTAATCGACATTCCGCTACTCAAAGAAAACCTCCTAAAAGCCAAGGCGACATCGCGCATGGCTGAAGCAGTGTTGACGTATGTCGGTGTTGATGCAGACGGTGACTTGCTGCCGACTACCTACTCCCGCGAAGAAGCCGCTGAGATGGCGGGGCTCAGCCGTGCTACTGGCTCCGAAGTCAGCCGCGCAGCGGAAGCGATGGGTATTGACTTAGAAACTCGTAGCAGGTTTCATGCTAGTCAATCACCTCTCGCTGTTGGTGCTGCTAAGAATGCTTCTGAAGAAGGTACGGGCGCTACAGATTTGAAACCTCGTCGCGGTGTTCTTTACGCACCCAAGAAGAAAGGCCCGCCTACAGTCGCACCGTTCTTGCGCGGAGCACTTGCTCCTGATGGTACGCTGGACTTCAGTGGAGTACCCCTTGAGAGCGCCAAGGCTGTAGGCGACAAGTCAGCGGTGATCGGCCTTGCAGAGATGTTCGTTCGCGCATCTCAGTTCAACCGCAAAAACTACCAGAACGACAGCGTCATCAATGCTCTGCAAGCAGAGGTTAACAGGCGTATCAAGCTGGACAGAAAGAAAACCAACGATGCAATTACCCGTGCCTACGGTAAGTTTACGGAGACCGAAGATGTTTCCAGTAACCAGAAGGCGTTGGAGTTGCGGATTGAGAAGGGTCTGAGGTCCGGGGACCTCACCCCTGTAGGTAAACTTGAAGGTCTCAACGCAAAGGAACTTGCAGCCCTTGTCAATGAAGGCGAAGCTAAGATCGACACCAAGACTGGTGCAATTAGCCCTGTTACGAAAGAAAAAGAAGTACAGGAGCGCGGAGCGCGATTGAGCGACGAGGATGTTGAATCCCAGTACCAAATTCGAAAGGCCCCAAGCATTAGCGGCAATAAGAAGGCTGATGTTGAACGTATCGCCAAGGCGGTAGTCAAGGGTTGGGAAAACGCGCCTGAGATAGAGGTCGTACAGTCTGAGACTGATCTTCCACAATCAATCCAAGACCAGATTAAACGCGACAACGTATCAGGACTTGTTCCCGGGCTTTATAACAATGGCAAAGTCTGGTTGATTGCGGATAGTTCAGATAGTAAAGACGCGATCTTCAAGACTATCGCTCACGAAGCTACTGGGCACCATGGGTTGCGCGGTGTTCTCGGAGGGCAGTTCAACCCAACGATGCTGCGTATCTACCGCACCAATCCTGCAGTGCAGCGTAAAGCCGCTGAAAAACGCACGGCTAATCCAAACCTGTCTGTTGAAACGGCGGTTGAAGAAGTACTTGCCGATGCACAGGAACTCCCACGCAAGGATAGACCGTGGTGGAAGAAGGCACTCGACACTATCCGCATTGCTCTGCAACGTGTGTTTAAGGGCGAGAAATTCAGCGACGCGCAGGTCGAGGACCTACTGCGTGCATCACGTAAATGGGTACGACAGGGTAAGCGCCCTGCTCGGATGGAAGGTACGTCGGGGGCAGCATTCCGCATCACCCCGCAGACCGAAGCCGCCGTCGAGGACGTGGATGTCATCGGTGAGAAAGAGCGGCAGACGCTGACCCAGCGCATCGCGCAGGACCTCAAGGGCAACCCCGCACTCAAGCTGCGGATGAAGTTCACCGACTCGCTGGCCCCGCTGGAGGACTTCTTCGTCAACGCCTACGGTGGTGCTACCCGCACAACCAAGACCGGCAGGCTGAACCCGATGGTGCTCTTGTCCCGGGCGCTCGACGCATTGCGCGTCAGCAAGGCTGTGCAGGAACAAGGCGGGCTGGGCTTCGACAGTGGGCTCATCGTTGCCAAGGACCTGAAGAATGCCGAGGGCAAGCCCGTCAGCTACACAGGCGTGCTGAACCGCATTGCTGAGGCTGCCAAGCAGCGGGGTGAGACCTACGAAGCCTTCCGCACCAAGATTGACACGGTGCTCTACGGGCACCGGGAGCACGGCCTGCGTGAGACCAACAAGACACTGCCCAAGGACGAGCAGGTCGAACTGCTCCTGCCTGA